CCTCACTCCGAACTGCCGCTCGTTTTTCATGGTCGAGTTCAAGAAGGACGCCAAACAGCATCCCCGACCGGAACAGGAAACATGGCTCGCCCGAGTGCCCTGCGCACACTTATGCGCTGACTTTCAGGACTTTACGGAACTGCTCGATTTATATTTTTTTCAAAGTCAATAAAAAATATACCCAAAATATAAGAAAAATATAAATAAAAATATCACCCTAAAATGTTGAAAATCAATTATATATATATATTTTATATTTTTATAATTAAAATTATATATATATAATATGTTTTTAATGTTTTTTATGTTATATATCCTTTATATATTTTTGGAAAAAAAGAATATAAAAATATAAATCGGCAGTTTTCGCCCGTAACATTTTGAAATTCAATAATTTACGCTTATATTTTTGCTTATATTTTTGCTATATTTTTTTAAACTATATTTTTTTATGGAAAACACTCGACCGGCTGAAACAGCCGAAAAAACTCCCACTGATATGCCGCAAGAGCCCGCCAAGCCCCTGTTCATCGAGAAGTATGCCGACTTCTACAAGGCAAACCGCTACGAGCGCATCCTATTTTTCCAAGGCGGCAAGCGCTCGGGCAAAACGCATTTCATTTGCCAACTCATCGCCATGCTGGCCAGGATGCTGCCGAAGACCAAGGTGTTCGCCATCGCCCCGGACTACCCACGCATGGTTGACCTCCGCCTCAGCTTCGAGAAAGCCACCGGCGTGACGGTGACGGGATCCAGTCTCGGCTTCGTGGCCTCGGTCGGCTCCAGCCGGATATACTTCCGTGCCTTTGACCGTCCAGAAAAGGCCGAGCAAGGCAAAGAGTGCGACTTCGCCTACTTCTACGAGTGCCGCAGTATACACATCGGCGTGGTCCGTGGCATCATGGCCGGCTGCCGCCGTCAGGCCTTTGCCGACTTCAACCCATGCGAGGTGTTTTGGAAAGACGAGTACTTTCCCGACGCTCCAACCTTGGTGACGACATACCGCGACAACCCATACCTGACAGAAGAGCAAAAGGCCGACTACGTGGCAGCCGAACAGCGGGCGGCGAGCCCCACCGCGACGGACTACGATCGTTGGTGGGCCGACACGTTCTGCTTTGGCCGCCTCAACCAGCGGGCGCGGCTGTGCTTCGAAAACTCCGAACTTTGCCGCGAGAAAGAGTTCACCGAGTGCGCCGCCGCCACCTTCCTCGCCCTTGACTTCGGCGGCGAGCAGGGCGGCTCCGACCCGACGGCCCTCATCGCCATCAAGAAGGTCGGCCAGTACATCTACATCAAAGAGCTGTATTACAGCAGCAAGGCGGGCGACATGACATTGGCCGACAAAGTGGGCGAGGCTGTGCGCATGTACCAGCCGGCCTGCCTCGTGTACGAGACGGCCACCAACGGCAAGCGCCGCATTGGCGAGATTATGCGCATGGGCGGCACGCCGTGTGCCACCTTTCCAGCGATCAAGGGTGCCGGCTCCGTCGAGGGCGGCATCAACGAGCTGCAGCCGTTCCGCCTGCTCATCACCGAAACCAGCCTCAATCTATGGAACGAGCGCAACAACTACCGTTACGTGCTCAAGGACGGGACACTCGTACCACTTGACCGGGACAATCACTGCTTCGACGCCCTGCGCTACTGGTGGAGGTATTACAATATCAGGGGCAAACATTTTGAAAGTTCAGAATAAAAGCATATATTTGTCAGCGCAAAATTCTTCGTTCATACGCACGAAAGTGCATCGTCCAAGCGAGGGCGGTGCACTTTTTTTTTTATAAGTGTTTACTTAACAGCTGCAAAAAGTTTTGAAAGTTGAAAAAAAAGCTTTTAATTTGTCGCATAATGTTCCACGTGGAACAGTCGACAATATGCAGATTGGGAATTTTCATTTTGGATTTATAAACGACAAGTCGGTCGTTATTCGCGAGGTGGTCCTGAACCCCGCCTTTGAGGCCTTCGACGACTTCGAGGCCATCAGCCAAATTTTGGCCAAGGTGCAAGGCGGCATGGAGTCGGTGACAGTCTACGCCAATCAGGGCAACCCGCTGTTCGGTCTCTCCGAGGTCGAGGTGCAGCGTTTCATGCGCCGCGCGGCTTTCTCCATATACTTGACCGAGATGCTCGAAGGCGCCGCCTACATCGGCGTGACCGACAGCGCCCGGTTATTCATCGCCGAAAGCGAGACGCCATACGTCGTGACGGACGTAATGTTCGAGCGCTTCGGCGTGCTCAAGTCGCGCCTTGTACGCCACGCCATCGAGCACTACGAAAAGACCATCGGAGCCGACTTCGAGGTCCTGAGTCATTCAGGCTTCGAGGGCCTCATCACCCCGCAGCCGAACACCATCGACGGCGGGTTTGCCGACCAGAAGACGGTGGACTACATCAATGACCGGCTCAACTTCAACGGCTTGCAGCCCGGACAGCAGAAGTACATCGTCACCAACATGCCGTACCAAGTGACCCAGCCCAAGAACGAGCTGGCCACCCTTGACTTCACGGCCAAGCAAAAGCAGACGTTCCTGACCCTGTGCGACAAATTCGGATGCCCCAAGGAGCTGTTCGCCGTGGCCGACAACTCGACCTACGAGAACCGCAGGCTGGCCAAGGTTGACTTTTACCAAAATACGATTTTCCCGTATTTGGAAAAGATTTTGACGCAGGTAAACCGCATCAACGAGGATATCACCGGCAAGGCCGACATCTTCTACTTGGCCAAGTCCGAGGTGCCCGAGGTGGCCTACGAAGAGCGCAATGCAAAGATCGCCGCCCGTGAGGGTGCCGCCGCACTCTGCGACCTGTTTGACCGCGGTATCATATCGGCCGCCGAGGTGCGGGCGAACATGGCCGACGCATTTTATTTGAACAATGAAAAAAAATAATACAGACTATGGCACAAGTATTCGACACCATCGAAAACAAAATCGAGCTCAAAGAGGGCCGCACGGTTGAGGGGTACATCACCCGCTTTGACCGCCCCTACTTCGACGGCTCCCGGCACACGGCCGACATGTACAGTGTTTTCCTCAAGGCCTTTGATGAGGAAGGCATCCACATTCCGCTGCTTTATTTGCACAGCGGCGACCCGCAAGGCGGCCGCCCGGTCGGCGCGATGACCTCGTACAATGTCGACGACCTCGGAATTTATGCCACGTTCAACCTGAGCGACACGCCCTTTGTCCGCGATGAGGTCATCCCGTCAATCGAGTCGGGCGCCCTGACCCACTTTTCGACCGAGGAAACCATCACCGACGACCGGGCCATCTTGGCCGTGGCACTGGTACCCATTGGCAACGCCATAAACGCCCGCGTCGAAGAGCTCAACCGGGCCAAGCAAGAACCAAAACCAACACCCAAAACCAACATATTAACGATTATTTAAAACTTTTTTTGATTATGGAAAAATTAGTAAAAGCGCTGTCGGCCTACTTCGAGGCCAAGCAGAACAAGTTGGGCGAACTTGTAAGCAAAAACGCCATCACTCCCGAAGAGCTGGAGGCCGCCAAGGCTGAACTTGAGGCCATCAAGGAAATGCTCGACAACCTCGACCCGGCCACCTACGAGGGCGACAAAGACAAACTCAAAGAGGAGATCATCGCCAAGTTGAGCGAGACCAAAGAGGAAGTCGCCAACGAGTGCAAGGAAATGGTCGAAAACGCATTCCGCCTCATGACCATCGCCAACGCCGCCGAGCCCACCAAGAAGGCCGCCAAGTCGTTTGCCAAAACGTACGACAACCAAATCAAGCTCTTGAAAACCCAGCTTGGTGTTCAGGTGTTCGAGAACGCCATCACCATCAGCCCCGCCGGTGCTCTGCCCGTGCCCGCTGGTGTGGCCATGGCCGAACCCGCCGTCATCTTGCCCCGCATCTTCGACTTCGCCGAAGAGGACGTGACCGGCACGCTCGAAGGCTCGTTCCGTGGTGCCAAACTCCGCATCTTGAAAGTGACCCAAACGGGCAACACCGCCGGCAGCATCGACGAGGGCGACGACAAGCCCATCACCGAGGTAACGATGACCGCCACCGACGTGACCCCGTTGAAGGTTGCCGTGGTCATTGAAAGCGTTACCGTTGAGCAAGTCGAGTTCAACGCATGGCTTGAGGCCACCCTCAAAATCTACTGCACCAAGTTGCTTTTCAACAACCTCGAAAGCGCAGCCGTTGCCGTTTTGTCGGCCAACTCAACCGCTTACGACGGCACCAGCGCCGCCGCATCGGTAACCGTTCCCTTCTTGGAGAACGTAGCCGTGGCCGGTGCCACCCAATTGGCCTCCGCCAACTACTACGGCGACAAGGTTGCCTTCGTCAACGAGGCCGACTGGGTTGTCAACCTGAACGCGCAGACCACCACGGCCTACCCGGTTGAAAACCGCAAAATCGCCGAGCACATCGAGTTCATTCCGTCGGGCGCCGTGCCAAGCGGCACCATGTACGTCGCCGACAAGCGCTACATCAAGAAGCGCATGTTCAAAGACGTGTTCGTAGAGCGTGCCATCGCCCACACCCACAACGGCACGGGTCAACGTGTCTACAACAACGCCACCGACTACATCTTCGATATGTTGGCCTTCTTCTTCGTTGAGGACGCCGGCGCCGTTGTCAAACTCGACATCGCAACCACCAAGACCGTCATCACTATCTAATCTTAGGCAGCGATGAAACTTCAAAGAATATGCAGCGGAAACGTCAAGGTCGTGCCTTCGGGCACGGCCTACGACGCCGCCGTGTATCGTGAAATCACCGAGCCGACGGCCGTCCAGGTTGTCGAGTTGAAAATCGAGAAAAAGAAAAGAAAAGGCAAATGATAACGGACATCACTCAATATCAGCACGGCCAAACGGCAATCATGGGCCTTGGCTCAGTCAACGCCGCCGACCTTGAGGCCGCCGAGCGTGAGGTTTTCCCCTTGGTTTTCGACGGCTTTCAGTGGGCCGAGGTAACGACCGACACGCCGACCAAGGGCCTCATCGCCGACATATTGGCGCCCTTCGTTTGGTGCCAGTTTCAGCGCAACCGTGCGCAGTACGTCAAGGCCGCCGGCGAGGTAACGCAGCGGGCCACGTCGTACGGCGTGGCGGCCACCGCCAAGGTGCTGCGTGTGTGGAATGCAGGCGTGCAGCAAGGCCGCCGCTTGGTCGCCGAGCACGCCGCCCTTTTGGTCGATGATTTTGACAAGTTTCGTTTTATTGCCGAGTTGAAATTTTAAAAATAGGAGATATTACTATGGCTTACACTTCTTGCGCCGCGGACATCGCGGCAAACATTGCCCCGGACTGCGCCAACCCGCTGGTTTCCGGCTACACGGGTCGTGCGGTCCTCTTCCCGGTAGGCGGCGGTGCCACCTTCGTGGCTGACGCCACCAACCCCCGTATCATTACGTCCATCACCCTGCCTGGGTCGGACAAGTGGATTGTACTTGACAACGCCCAGATCGTCACCCCGCTGGACGGCTCGACGAGCCAGTCGAACGGAGACTCGGGCCGCTTCTTGTTCAACAAGCAGTTGTCGTTCCGTGTTCCCCTGCGTGGTGCCGGCACGTCGAAGGACATTATCGAGCCGTTGACCCAGTCGGCCACCGGTTGGTTCGCAGTTGTTGAGAAACGCGACAAAGTCGGTGACGGTTCGTTCGAGATTATCGGCATGTTGCAAGGCCTGCGCCCGACGGCCGACGGCATCGTTCGCAACGAGAGCGAAAACGGCGGCGACGTTGCAGTTACGATGACTTGTCAGGAGGCATGGTTTGAGTGCGACCTGTTCGACACCGACTACGCCACCACCTTGGCCGCCTTCGAGGCATTCCTTAACAACGGCCTTTAATAGGCCGTTTTCGGTTTTTTTTTCATTTTGTGGGGTAGAGGGGGCGGTTTCCGCTCCCCTCTATTTTTTTTAATCAGTAGAGACATGAAAGGACACGTTACCGCAACAACCAAGGCGCTCTGCGTTCAGCTTTTTTACAAACACCTGGGAGTGCTCGCCCCGGTCTGCGAGGAGCTCAAGATAGACCGCCGCACCGTCTATCAATGGCGGCAAGAGGACCCGGAGTTCGACGCACAGATGGAGGCGGCCCGCGAGCAGCGCCTTGACTTCGCCGAGTCTGCGCTGTTCAAGAAAATCGCCGAGGGCGACACGTCGGCGATCAAGTTCTACCTGCGCACGCACGGCCGCTGCCGTGGTTACATCGAGCAGACGCCGTTCGATGACAAATTCAAAGAGGGTGACGACAACCTCAAAAAGTTGTGCGTTGCTTTTTTTGCAGAATTTGAAAAAAAGTAGTATTTTTGAGATATGGAAAACAGCGAAAAAATATCAATGCTCAAGGCGCTGGCCATCAAGGGCGGCCGACTGACCGTCGAGGAAAAGGCCTTTTTGCGTTCCGAGGCCGAGGCCGTCGGGCTCAAAGTCAAGAAAGACGGCTGCCGTCAGTGCTGGTCCGACCTCGCCGTCGAGGTTGTCAAAGCCATCGAGGCCGCCGAGTCCGTGAGTGTTCCA